CCGCTTATAACGTGTTTTTAACGCTATATATAGAAGGGATAAGAACGTAGGGTAAGCGAGAGTAAGCGTTGTTATACACTGTTTAACAGGCGAAGGGCTCTCTCGCGCGACCTCTTAAACGCTTTGGGTCTTGTATAGATATGCGCTAAAAAGACGGAATATTCGTAATTATTCAAAATGAATAAACGGTGCATAACTCTGTATCAATCGGCGTCACTATAACAGATGTAACAAACGTTGGTTTAACGCAGTTTGTACGGATGTATAAATGACGGTAACTATTTTCGAGCAATGTTACGTTAGCAAACGTTGATATAACTCGGTTTTAATATGTTAATGAACGTAACAAAACGTGAAAATGTTACATTCGATATTCAACGACTTGTATAAAAATAAACGTTTGAATATTCGTTCAAATAGCGGGAAGTAAGCAGAAAGGTATCTCGGAAAATAGTCGAGGGAGGGGCGGGGCGTTGGTGATTGCTACTTCGCTCCTACTGGGTTTTAAATACGGGAATTAAAAAATCGTTTTGGGATACGGAAGGGGATGCGAAAGTTATTGCGTATTGAGAACGAAAGGCATGAACGTATTGTTTCGCTATATAACGACGGAAAAACGACGAGAGAAATCGCTAATAACGTTAAGATGTCTCAAAGGGGAGTCCGTTACGTTTTAAATCGCTATGGAGTCCAGTTAAGAGGTAAGAGACGTACTAATGGGCATAGAATTAACGAGGATTTCTTCAAGCAATGGTCCGCAGAGATGGCATACGTCTTGGGATTCATTTACACAGACGGAAACATTAACGGAAATACGTTTTCTATATCGCAGAAAGAGCGTCATATTCTCGATAAAATTAATACCGTAATGGAGTCTACGTACAAAATACGGAAAAGAGATAACGGCAAAAGCAAGTTATACACCTTATACGTACATAGGCAGGAGATGGTCGCAGATTTACGTAATCTAGGCGTAGTTGAAGGTAAGTCACGAATTATGACGTTCCCTAATGTTCCCGACGAGTATTTACCACATTTCATTCGAGGTATTATTGACGGCGATGGGTGGGTACAAGATCGAGGATACGTAATGAATGTAACAAATGCTTCTAGGCTGTTTTCTACGACGTTACATGATACGTTCAACAGGCGAGGACTGAACGGGAGGATAACGGAACAGAATAATGCGTATCGAGTATGGGTTAGCGGTAAGCAAGACGTGATTAATTTAGCAGACTGGATTTACCGGGATTGCGGAGACCTTTGCTTACATAGAAAGCGAGAAAGGTTTTACGTAAATAAAAAGACGCCTAACAAGAAAGAGGCGTCATAGATTTAAACACTCATAAACATCGTCAATTTCTTCTTGTTCGATTCCGATATATCTTAGCGTTTCTCTTTCGCTAGAGTGGTTGAGTACGCGCATAAGAGTCGATATATCTGTACCGTTATTGTACGCGAAGTAGGCAGCTGTCTTACGCATCGAATGTGTGCCAAAACGAACATCACGCAGACCAGCTCGATCAGCGGCGTTATTTAATATACGCCACGCTTGAACACGACTAATCGGCTTATCTCCTTTGCGTGAAGGAAATAACCAGTCATCTTCTTTGGCGTTCTTAGGCACATGTTGTTTAACAGCTTTTTTAATTGCTTGATTAATTTTAATTCGTTTTGTTTTATCGGTCTTACGTTCTTTCAACTCGATGTAATCGCCTAGTACATCACGCACCTTTAATGACAGTATATCACTAATGCGTAACGTTGAGTTAATTCCGACAATGAAAAGAAGTAAGTCACGGCCGTTTAGTGCCTTTTTTATACGGTTAATATCTCGCTTTGATTTCAGCGGCTGAACAGCTTTAGACATCCAATCACCTCGTAACAAAATAATATAACGTTACATCCATTGTATACGTAAATAGGACGGATGTCAAACGATATAATAACGGTAAATAAGACGTTTTAGTATCCTTGGATAATGAATATATCTAAATATTCACAAAACGGCTGTAAACCGCCTTAAAACGCTTTTTAGAGGTATCTACGAGAAGGGAGGTAATAATATCGCGTGGATAGATGGGAAATGGATAAGTCAAGATAAGAGACGTGAGATAATCGCCGTTTACGAAGAATATAAAGAAATTATGGATAATGAATTTCCATCCGTTGAAGATTTAGTAAATAGCGGTGAGGCGATGTCTTACCACGAAAATGTATCGGAGTTAGAAAGGCTTAAACGTATTGATAATTGCGAAGGAGACCTATTAGAGTTCGTTATTGAGTATTTTTCCGAGGCACGTAACAAGGGTAATCCGGGAAATTGGGATGGGTTCGATTTATCGGAAAAGGAACAAGCCGCAGAGTTTCACGTTGAGATCACAGATATGATGAATCGCGTTTCTAACGAAGATACTAACGCTAAAGTAGCGGTAGCAGCGCCGCGTGGTCACGCAAAATCTAGTTATCTATCTAAAGCATTTCCGTTACACGAGCTTTTGTACAGGCGTCGGAAATATATTCTATTAATCTCGGAAACTCCGAAGGTAGCTAAGGCTAATTTAGACTGGATTCGCGACCAACTAAAATATAATAAAAAATTACGTAAGGATTTCGGCGAGTTATTATCTCCGAAAGACCAAGCTAATATACAAGACAATAACGAGGGTTTTATCGCTTGGGAAAGAGATGGAGAATCTCGAAAGCAAATAGCGTTGCTTGAATCGGCTTCTGTAGGAGGAGCTATTCGAGGTCGTAACTGGAACGGGATGCGCCCTGATTTAATCATACTTGATGATTTAGAAGATGCTAGACCGGGAGGTAACGCAAGTACGCCGGAACAGCGGTCGGCTTTGCGGGATTGGTTTACGCAATCAGTAATACCGTTAGGGGACCCGAAAGGTAAGCGTACAGCGTTTGTCTACATGGGAACAACGGTACACCACGAGTCTTTGCTTATGGAAGTATTACATAACAGAGCTGATTTTGAGTCGAAGATTTACAGAGCAATCATCAGTGAGCCTAAACGTATGGATTTGTGGGAAGAGTGCCGCCAAATATATATTAACCGAGAAAACAAGAGCAGGTATGATGACGCCAAGAAGTTTTATGAAACGAACAAAGCTGATATGGATGAAGGAGTTAAAGTGCTTTGGGAGGACGGTAAAACGATCTGGGACTTGATGACTTGGAAGTGGGATAACGGAAGCAAGGCGTTCAATACTGAATACATGAATAATCCAATTGACGAAGAGTCTATGATATTCAATCCGGAAGAATTTACGTATTGGGACGAGCAAGACCCGAAAAAAGAATTTAATCACGGTGAATATATGTTTTCGATGGGAATTGATATGGCTCTCGGAAAGGAGCGCGGAGATTATTCGGCTATAACTATCATTGCTAAACATAAAGAAAACGGCATAAGTTACGTAGTTGATTCTTTTGCCGAAAGAATTAAGGTAGACGAATTTATAAAAATTATAGTTGATAAAGTTCTTGATTGGCAACCAGATGTAGTAGCCGTAGAAAGCGTAGCGGCTCAAGAATTTTTCGCAGATACGTTGAAGGTTGAACTTACTAATGTAGGTTACCCAGCTTATACACGTTTGAAGAAGATATATTCGCGTACTAGAAAAGAATTACGAATCGAAGCGATGTTGCCAGCGATAGAAAATAAATCGATTCAATTTTCGCGAAAACATTCGCTGTTATTAGAACAATTCGAGCGGTATGGACAGGGAACGCACGATGATGCCGTTGACTCATTAGAGATGGCGTTCAGCGCAGCTAATGATCCACAAGCAACCGTACGAACCGTTAAACGTATGAATCGCTGGTAAACGATTATAAGACGAGAGGAGGACGGTACTATGTCTAAAACACGTGGAATTATAGCGGATTATAACTTATTATCTCCAGACGACTTAAACGCGATGATTTTCAGCGCTTTTAGACAATCGCTCGGCAAGGAAACGGTCGAACGTATATCTAAGCAACTCGATAATTACGCGTATTATGAAGGTCGTCAACACCGTAACGAGTACGGCGAACTCGTAAAAGCATCGGAATTACCGCGACCGCCCGGACTAGACTACGATCCTACACGATACGCCACGAACTATTTTAAGGCTATCGTAGACCGTAAAGCCCGATGGCAGATGGGTGGCAAACATGGTATAAGCGTACCGCGACGTCAAATAGACGATATAGAGGACGTGCTTGCGGACGATTACGAGCCTAGCGAGGCACAGCGCAAGGAAAACGAACGTGCCGAGAATTACGAGCGTCTGTTATATCAGTTATGGGACGAGAATAAAATGCGTGCAAGGCTTATACAAGCAGCGCGCGACCGTTTAATAGCCGATAGAGTCGTTTGTAAAATCGTTTATAACGATAGGACGGGCAAGTTGCGTTGGATATTTCGTCCTGATAACGAGTATATACCCGTTTATAGTGACGATGACTTCGAGGATATAATCGGAGCCAACTTCGTTAAACCCGTAAAATACGAGCTAAACGACGAAGAAATTGACGCTATTCAAATACAGAAATTTACGTTAGAAAACGGAATGGCTTACGTAGAAGAAGCGATATATCGCGAGAG